AGCACATCTATACAAGCAATCTTAAATACCAGATCATGCTTGATAGTGTACAAGGCCGTGCTCCTGGTATGGCTTTCTTACCTTACTGTTCTTTACCTGAGTTAGAGGCATGTATGGAGGTTTGGTCTTTCATGGAGATGATCCATAGTAGATCATATACCTATGTTATTAAAAATGTTTATGCTGATCCCTCCGAAGTATTTGATACTATTATCAATGACCCTCGTATTCTAGAACGTGCAGCAAGTGTAACAGAATCTTATGATACTTTTATTAATTATGCACAGGAATATGGTCAGAGCAGTGCTTGGAAATCTGATATGAGAAATCATCCTAATTCAGAATGGACAATCAAAGATCTTAAAAAACATCTCTATAGGGCAGTAGCAAATGTCAACATTCTTGAAGGTATTAGATTTTATGTTTCCTTTGCTTGTAGTTTTGCTTTTGGTGAACTTAAGCTTATGGAAGGTTCAGCTAAAATCATATCTTTAATTGCTAGAGATGAGAACCAACACCTTGCCCTCACCCAAAATATAATAAACAATTGGAGAAAGGGTGATGATCCTGACATGGTTGACATAGTTAAGGAAGAAGAGGAGTGGACATATAGGATGTTTGATAAATGTGTTAATGAGGAAAAGAAATGGGCAGAGTATTTGTTTAAAGATGGGTCAATGATTGGATTGAATGATAAATTACTTTTCCAGTATGTTGAATGGATTGCAAATCGTAGACTTAGATCCATAGGATTAAAACCAAAGTATGATATACCTGCAAAGAACAATCCATTACCTTGGACAGAGCATTGGATAAGTTCTAAGGGTCTTCAGGTAGCACCACAAGAGACAGAAGTAGAATCATATGTTGTTGGGGGAATCAAACAAGATGTTAAAAAGGACACATTTAGTGGATTTAAATTGTAGTTTCTGATTAAATAGTGGTATGATATTTCCAAGACGATATGCAAGTTGTCCGTGGCCTGATTCGAGGTATAGAACTTACATGAACGGAAGACTTAAAAAAGTAGATATGAAATCAAGACTCCTCCATATAAAGAAGGGGATTGATGACAAGTCTTGGTATCCTAATTGGGATAGTAAAGAGAGATGGGCAGCTCAACAAGCATTAAATAACGCATTAGATATTCTTGATGAATTTGATTACTAAATAGAGAGAATATGAAAACTATGAAATGGTTGAAGTTGGAGTTTATGAAAACCCCTGGTTATATGAGGGTAAACCTTTCACTTCTGACGATATTAATGATCTCTTCGGTTTCGTCTACTGTATTACAAATAAGCAGAATGGGAGAGAATACATCGGGAGGAAATATTTCTGGAAGTTTAGAACTCCTAAAGGAAAGAAAAGAAAAGTAAAATCTGAATCTGATTGGAAAAAGTATTATGGGTCTTGTCCAGAACTTAAAGAAGAAATTCAACAAGTGGGTAGACATAACTTTAGCAGAGTTATGCTCAGCTTACATAAAACAGCTGGCAAAACAAACTACGAAGAAACAAAGCAACTCTTTGTCAACGGAGTGCTTACAGAACAACTTGACGATGGGACACCAAAGTACTACAATAGTAACATCCTCTCAAGATACTTCAGAAAAGATTATTATGGATTGGGACAAGACTGATGAAGCTGTCGTTTATGCTAGAGAATGGTCAATTGATATGATTGATTCTGATATTTCTATGGAGAATGCGAAAGCAATATATCAAGAGTTTCAAGAATGGATTGATGTTGATGAGAATGCTAAATCTTTAGAGGTGCTTGCTATAGAACCAATTGAACCGATAGATGACCAAAGTTAGTATTGTTGGTGGTGGCAATGCTGGATGTATTACTGCTTTATATCTTTCATGGTATATAAAAGATCTTGAAGTAGAGTTAATTTACAATCCAGATGTTCCTTGTGAGAGGGTTGGGCAGGCAACTGTTCTAGATCCTCCTAAACTTTTGTGGTCTTCCATTGGATTTGATTGGTATCACAATCCAATAAATGCAACATTTAAAAGTGGTATATTATATGAGGGATGGGGTAAATCAAACGATAAAATCTTTCATGGATTTCCTGCTAACAGTATGGCAATGCATTACTGTCCTTGGGAGATGCAGAATGCTGTTTTAAAATCTGGTTTATTTAAAGTTATAGAAGGTGAGGTAGATCCTAAAGATGTAGATGCAGATTATGTGTTTGATTGTAGGGGAAAACCGAATGATTATTCTGATTATGAGGAGTTAGTTAATCCAACCAATGCTTGTTTGTTGGGTAAACCGAATTGGGATACTACCAAAGCATTTTGGAGTCGTCATATTGCAACTCCTGATGGATGGACTTTTGTAATACCAACTCATTTACAATCACCATCACATGATTATTCTGTTGGGTATTGTTACAATAGTAGTATAACTCAAAAAGAAGAAGCAGAATATAATTTCTTAGAGATGTTTGATGTTGAAGTGAAGCACGAGGTTAAATTTAAAAATTATGTTGCAAAGAATCCTATTGTTGATGATAGGATATTTCTAAATGGTAATAGATTATTCTTTCTAGAACCTATGGAATCATCTTCAGTCCAAGGGTATATTGAGTGTGCTAGGTTTTTTGCTGACTATATAATTACGAAAAAATCACCAGTAAAACAAGCTGCATCTGCTGCTAGAGAATATATCAAAGAACTTCAGAATTTTGTTCTTTGGCATTATCAATTTGGATCAAAGTATGATACTCCATTTTGGGATTATGCAAAGAAAATATCCTTTAAAGATGATAAGTTTGATGCAATGTTGGATTACTGTAAAGATACTGAGAGAGTAAACCTTATACCCAAAGGTTATGGTGGATCTACAAATGACTATTCCATGTATGGTCAGTGGCCAGCTTTTTCTTTTAAAATATGGTACGATGGTATGACAAAGAGGCAAGAAAAATGATTGTAGTAAGATGTAAACAATGTAATACTGAGGTAAAGAGTGATTCACAATCTAAAAGTTGCGGATGCCCTAACATGTTAACTGTTACTGGTGATACCTTCAGTGCAGTTGACCTAACTAGTATTGTAGTGGTAAGATCTAATCAGAGTAAGAAAAAAGATGGTCTTACTTCACAGGATCTTGCTTGGCAAGAACAACGACGTAAAAGAAAAATACGTAAATTAGATTTTGAAGTTCGATGACAGAAGACACCATCAAAAGGATCTGCTATACTAAAGCAGAAATTGATGCAATGATTGCTGAAGCCGTTGAAGAGGCAAGACGAATCGATGAAGCATCAATGGCAAAGCATAATAGAGAAGCAACTATCATTAGTATGATTCTTGGATTCACTTGTCTTGCTTTGTTCCTTGATGGATTACTTCGTATACTTGGTGTTATTCCACCATTTATGCATCTTGATGTAAATGTTATTGATCAGATTAAAGATCAAGTAGAGACTGACATACTAGATGATGTTATAGACAAAGTAAGACAAGTACCAATCAAACGACTTTTCTCAAATTAATTATGGCAATTTACAATGAATGTAAGATCGTGCTCAACCTTAACCAACTTGTTAAGGCACGACCATGTGGAGTTGATTTAGACGATGAGCATGTAGATAATATTGCAAATGATTTAAGAAAGAGATTAACCTTTGATTCTGTGTTTAGTCAGGTGGATCAAGTTATCTGGGACTACGCTGAAGATTGTGGTATAGATCTATCAGAGTCAGAGGAGTGTAGATCTTTTGGATTTACTATCCCTGAATATGGTTCTACAACTATTGAAACTATTGAGTTGACGATGGAGAAGGAAAGGAAAGAAAGAGAGAAAGAGTTTAAGAAGAACTTTGATATGGTTGAATTAAAATCACCCTCGTGGACTATAGAAGTTCCAGTAAGAAAAACTAAATGACACTTTTGTTTAACATCATATTCATTATTACTTCTATTCTTTTAGGAGTGGGTGCTGTGATGTTAATATTAAGAAATTTTATTGATATTAATAAACTAAATAATCCGAAGACGCAATTAAAAGATCTTCATCCCGAATTGGAAAACGTTCAAGCAGGAGATGAATTAATGACTGTAAATTTTGGAGAACAAAGGGATGAAGAAGATCCCCTATATAAATCTCTTAAGAATCGTATTAATGAACTCAATGATGAGTTGGATGATGAAGATGATGATGATGAAGATGATGATGGTGATGTGGTGGTAAGACTATGAAAAATTCTACTAAAGAAGAGAAGGCACTTGAAAAACTTCATGAAGATATCCGAAAGGATAAGGAGAAAGAAGCAGAGAGAGAATGGATCCGTATACAGACCACTGGAGGTGGAGCAGAGACTTGACTTATAAGTTATTCTCTCTTATAATATTTGCGTAAACTATTACAGAGCAATGACTCTCACTACAAAGTTTAAGAAGGATTTGAACACCTTACGTGCTGCAGCAAACAAAGAAATATTCTTGGATGTCAAAAATCCCAAATTATATAAGAAAGTAAAAAGATATTACGAAGGGTTACAATATGTTGATTTATCTGGGGAAGACCCTGACGCAGACTATAACGCTGTGATAGACTGTATTATAGAAGACCTTCAGGGAGTAATCTGAAATGACTGTTATTATGGAACGGTTCCCATACCGTTATGTTGAGG